TCACCATTCTTCTCTAATGTCTTCCTTTTACCATCCAGGTCGTTCAGGTTAAGGTCGGAGAGCGCTTTGTAGTGTTTTAATTCTGTTTCGTACTTGGATTCTATAAGATCACATTTATGGCGTAATTCTGTTACATTTCTAGTTAATTCTGATTGTTGAGGTCTTAATATTAAGTCCATAAGGCCAAATACTCTTATGTCTAATATTTCTTCTACCACTTCTCGTCTATATCGTGGTTTCATTTTCATAAACGGCTCGTAAGATGAAGAACCTAATAATACAACTTGTAAAAATGATCTATAGTTTAATCTCATTATATTGTTTTCTAAATATTTTTGATAATCAATATTAGAAGCGTCTTGGTTTAACAACTGACCGTCTTGGTAAATTTCAAATATGTTTGGCTTGATACCTCTAATTATTTTGTACTGTTTAGTACCAACATCAAACTCTACAACTATTTCACAATCACCTTGATTTACTGTATTAACCATTTGTTCTTTTTTAATAATTCTAAATGGTTTATTAAATAAAACAAAACACAAGGCGTCTAACAAAGTTGATTTACCAGAGCCGTTACTACCTACAATCAAAGTTGTATTTGATTTGTTTAGATTGATTTCTATTGGTGTATTACCGGTAGATAAAAAGTTTTTATATCTTATCTTTTTAAATGTTATCATCTTGCCCATATATCAAAACTTATTGATATTCTTTCTTCATCTGTTTGACTTGGTTCTACAAAGTGATCCAAATAAGAAGGCCATATCATAAGTAGGCCTTCCATTATATTTACATTTTTAAATTCACCTTTATCAAATTTAGTGTTTATAAAAGCATTACCAATTGCAGCTGGTCTTGGATCCCTAAACACAATACGACCACTATCTTTTGGCACTTTTACATAATATGTTCCTGATAAATGATAAGCACCGTGTTGATGTATTGTATTCCAATCACCTCGTTTGTTTACATTTACCCATAGTTGAGGTATAAAGATTTCTTTTATATCTAAAGGTAAATGAGAACAAAATTCTTTTATTTCTTTTATTAATGGTTCAAATTCTCCTTCAGGTTTATATAAATCACTTTGCCAACCACCTCTATTTGACTTTTTAACTGACTTATTTTTTTCCATTTGACCTAATATCCAACCTGTAAAATCTTCGTTAAAAGATATACTTCGTTCACTTCTCATAAAGTCCCAAATCATTGTGTGCCAGTATGGTGTAGGCCACATCATTTCTTGTTTAATAATTTTTCTTGGTAGTTCTTGTTTAGGCACTATTCACTAGCCTCCACATAAAGTTCTTTAGCAAACTCTTTTAGTTTGTGTTTATCTAAATCTGTATCTACCTGGTCAATATAATTTCTTAAAAATGTTAATGTATCTTCACCTTGTTCTAATATATCTTCTCTTACGGTAGATTTAATATCACTTGGATCCTCAACAATAACCAACTCGTGTACATTAATTTCACTATAAAATCTTTCAATTAATTTGCTGTACATATCATCTTTTGTTTTTTGAGATACAAATAACTTAACAAAACAGTTATCATAATTATCAAGTTTATGGTGTGTATAATCATATTTTGTATCATCATATATAAACTTTTTAAATATTACATTTGGATTTTCTATTCTTTCTATTTCTCTAGTATTTGTATCAAATATATGAAAACCTTTTGGACAGTTATGATCTGACCACATAATTTGATATTGAGTTCCTAGATAATAGATATGACCATCATCAGATTTTTTATGAAAATGGCCTGATAATACTTTTTCAAATCTTCTAAATTGATTTCTTTCTAAACCGTGTTCATTCATATGACCACCGTGCATTTCAAATCCTTTTATTTCTAAATGACCAAAACATATATCGGCATTTGAGTGATCTATGGCGTGTATTGATTCTTCGTAGTTGTCATCACATATCCAAGGAAGAAATTGTATCTTTGTACCATCAAACTCTACTTCACGTGGTCTTGTATAAATTGAAGCTTGTGATGATATGTTTAAGTTCTCCATAGCATTAACTTCATTTGTATTTTTATAATAAGTGTCGTGGTTACCTATAATTATATGTGTATCAATATTTAAATCGTCTAATCTATCCCAAAACTTAACTCTAAAATTATGAGCTGTATTGTGATTGATAAACTTTCTTCTATCAACAACATCACCTAAATGAACAAGTGTTTTAATATTATTTTTTATAAGATATGGAAAAAACACCTCGTCATAGAATTTGTTTTGATATTCTATAAATGCTGGTGAGTCGTTTCTACACCCAAAATGTGTATCATTTAATAATGCAATTTTCATAATGATTTATAATATTGATTTGTTTTTGTACAACTAGGTAAATACTTATCTACTTGATAACATACTTGTTTATACATTTCTTTTGTCATATTGTAAATACCATAATCTTCTAATTCTTGTTTTGCAATTTTAGGACTTAATAATTTCATACCAATAGCAACTTGATACCAAATAGTATTACCAATATGATAGAAATTATTACCTTTATCATTGATATAATCAACTTCACGTGGCATTCTATGTTTCCATATTTCTAAAAGGTTTTTTAATCTAGGACTAAAACGTTCTTTCTTTGTAGATTCAATCCAAAACTTTGTATCTTTTCTAGGAGTAATATAATGATATACAATAAAATCTCTTATGTTATCCCACATTTGAGTCATTTCAGAATTGTATTGTTCTTGTAATAGATTACATTTAAAAGGCATATCTTTCTTAAAATAGTTTTCTATAAAGTGTGTAACTTGCATTATGGTTGCGTGTATAGAAGTGGCCTCTAATGGTTCAATAAAGGCACTTGATAAACCTGTTGACAATACATTTTTACACCAAAATTTTTCTAATCGGCCTGTTTTAAATTTAATTTCTCTTTGTACTTTTATTTTTCTGTTTTTCATTACTTTAGATATTTCATTATAGGCCTTATCAAAGTCTGTAAACTGACTACTAAAAACATAACCACAACCCATTCGTGTTTGTGTAGGTATTTCCCAACACCAACCATACTTTTGAGCCCAAGCGTGAGTGTACGTTCTTATTTCTTCATCTTCTTCTAATTCATAATTAAAATTTAAAGCACTATCTACTAATAAATTATCTGAATACGATATCCATTTGTTGTCTTCTACTTTATCTATTAACACTCTAGCAAAACCAGTACAATCAATAAACAAATCACCCTTAATTGTTTTGCCTGTTTTTGTTTTTAAACTTGTAACAAAACCATTTTCATCTTGTTTAAAATCTATAACTTGGTCATCAATATATTTTACTTTAGAAACAGCGATGGCCTTTTCTTTTAAATATTGACCTACTTTATAAGTATCTAAATGATAAGCTAATGGAAAATGTTCTACTTGATTATATACATTTTGATTATTAACAAAGTGTAATTTATTTTCTGCCATTAAACGAGATTGAAACGTTTGACTATAATCTTTTCTATCTGCTATATGATAAATTCTATAATTATCATAGTCTTCGTGTGGAAATTTAAAGTTATTTGAATAGTTGTCACCAATAGGAGAATAAAAGGATTTACCTATTGTATGCCAATCACTATGTTTAATGCCTAACTTAAAAGTAGATTCAGTTTGTTTTAAAAAATCTTTTTCATTTACACCTGTTAGATTAGGTTCTAAATTAATTAGATCATTAAAACGGCCTGTTGTACTTTCACCTACACCTATGATAGGTATTTCTTTTGTGGCAACAACCGTTATCTTTGTGCTAGGATGAGTCTTGTTAATAAAGTGGTGAGCCGTAGCCCAACCAGCAGTTCCACCACCAACAATAACAATGTTTTGTACTTTCATAATTAAGCAAAGAATTTAGTTGATTTAACTTTTTTTTTCTTTTTAGTTTTTGGTTTATCTTTTTTAGTTGGTTCTTCAATTCTCATATTCTTTTGTAAAAATTCTTTAAACTGATTTTTAAATTCACCATCATCACCTGGTTGTAAAGCCACATCATCATAATTATTATCCATAATTAATTTTTGTTTTATTGTTACCTGTTTCTTTTCTTTTTGTATTCTTCTAATAAAAGCAAAGTAAATGATTTGAGTAAAATAAGCAAATGGATTATTTGATTTAGCTGGATTAAAATTATCCAAATATTGTAAACAATTTTCTATACCATCAGAAATCATATCATCTCTAAATGTGTAGTTAATGAAGTTTGGTCTATATGATAAGTGATTTGCTATTTTTAAAAAACAACTACCAATGTAATCTGTTACAAGTGGTTTTTCTTTTTTTTCTTTTATAGCTTTATTAACCGCTTTCTTGTAGGCTTTCATAGCCTCTAAAAATTCAGCATTATTAACGTAATGTTCGCTTTTCTTTTTTGTTCTAGTCATAATATATAATATACTACATCTTGTTTAAAAAGTCAATGTTTTAACAAATCAATCTTTAATTAATTCTACTACTACAGCTTCTGCCTTACCATAGTTTTCATAATTTTCTCTATAGTGTTTCCATATTTTTTTTTCTAAAGTCTTTTGAGTGCCATAGTACGTGTAAGATAACTCACAGTATTTCATAGGTTTTTCACTATTGTATGTTACTTTAATTCGCCATTCACTTTTCATAATCAGCATTGACTTTTGATTAATTTTGTATATAATGGAGCGTGTAGCGAGGTAAGTTGAGGATACTCCAGGTTAATGGAGTGTTCCGTTGCCCTCATCATCTATATCATTAAATTCATCAAATATTTCATTTACTTTA